TTAGAAAAGAATCAAGCTGATCGAATCGCCCGTAGAAAGCTGATCGCCAATAAACTCAAAGACTTAGACAAAGAAGTAAAGTAAATGGCTTTAACGCTTGCTGACGCACTAAGGCAGACTGGTTACGCACAAGACGGCCAGTTACAAGCACCTGCGCCAACACAACCAAACTTGTCTACTATGGCAGGCAACTACTTTGCACAGTTACCTGAAAAAACTGCACAGAACGCTATAAACACCAATAACATAGTGCAAAACGCTATGCCGTATAACTTTGAAGCACATCAATTTGAACATGGACCTACATACAACGAATTTGTAAACCAAGTTCCTAACATGGCTGGAATGATGGTAGGGCCACAATCTGCTTTATGGAATGAAACAAACGCTTTTAAAGCCGCAAAAATGCTTAAACAAGATGTACCAGTAGAAGAAGTATTTAAACAAACCAATACTGCAAAAGGTTTAGAAGGTCAATTTAGACAAGAATTATCTGATTTAAACAGTCATATTAAAGGTGGGCCTACATTTTATGACACAGTAATGAATAGAATGACTGCGTTGAAAAAGCCTAGTGGTGAACCAATGTATGCAAAAGATGTTTTTTATCATCCTGAAGTTTATAAATCATACCCTCAGCTTGCTGACATAGAAATACAATTTATTCCTAAAGGAAACAAAGCTACAGCTAGTTATAACCCCGTAAACAATGTAATTAAATTAAATGAAAATTTATCGTCAATAGAAGCAAGATCATCAATGCTTCACGAAATGCAACACGCAATTCAAGAAATTGAAGGTTTTAACAAAGGTGCTGATGCAAACAAGATTATTGGTTACCATGTAAAGCACTATGATGATTTAATGGGTGAAATAGGTGATTTAAACGCTCAAATGAAAAAAGTTGTAGGAACGCCTGAATATGAGAATTTAATAAATAGGCGAGCAAGTCTTACTAAAAAAGTATTAGCATTAGGTGATCCATTGGTAGAAGGAAGTAAAGTATATAAACGTTACGGTGGTGAAGCAGAAGCAAGGCTTACACAAGCCCGTAAAGATTTAAAACCTGAAAATGCTAAAGAAATATATCCTTTTGCAGAAGGTAAAAACGCTTTAGATATAAACCCAAATGAAGCTATCATTGATACTGCTTCTGTATTAGAACCTATAAACAGAAAGCAAATGCTTAACAAATTGCTTCAAGAGCAAAAATAGCCTACAATTAACTTATCTTAATCAACCACTTGGTAAAGGTATGGAATCTAAAGTAGAACAATCTAGAAAAAAGACAGGCGGTCGCTCTGTAGGTACGCCTAATAAGTCCACAGCACTCGCTAGAGAGGCGATCGCTAAGTTCGTGGATGGTAATGCTGACAAACTGCAAGAATGGCTTGATGCCATCGCTATGAACGAAAAACTAGGCCCTAAAGTAGCTTTCGATTGCTTCATGCAAGTAGCTGAGTACCATGTTCCTAAATTGGCTAGGGTAGAACAAATTGGCGATACATCAGCAACAGTCACCCATATCTATAAATGGCAAGATGACTGAAATAGTCCATGAGTTTGAATACAAAGTACGGGATGCCTTTAAAGACTTTCACAAGCGTAAAGAACGCTGGGCAGTCCTAGTATGTCATCGCCGTGCTGGTAAGACCGTAGCATCCATTAATGACCTGATTAAACGGGCTATCAAAGAAAATAAGCCTAATGGTCGCTATTTTTATATGTGTCCCTTTTACAGTCAGGCTAAATCAGTCGCTTGGGATTACCTTTGCCGCTTTGCCAAGCCAGCTATGGTCAAGGCTAATCAATCAGAATTATGGGTAGAACTGCACAATGGCTCAAGGATCAGGCTATTTGGTTCTGATGCTCCTGACGCACTTCGTGGAAATTATTGTGACGGAATCGTACTTGACGAATATAGCGATATGAAGCCCCGTGTATGGGGTGAAATCATCAGGCCATTGCTCACAGACCGTAATGGTTTAAATGGTTATCAGACTTGGGCCGTGTTTATTGGTACTCCAAAGGGTCATAACAGTTTCTACGATATTTACAAGAACGCCCAAAACAATGATAGCTGGTATTCCAAGATGCTCAGGGCTGACCAATCAGGGCTATTGCCTGAAGCTGAACTAGAAGATGCTAGAGCATCTATGTCTAGCAACCAGTACGAACAAGAGTTCTTATGCTCATTTGAAGCGGCAATTATGGGGGCGTACTATGGTCAAGAGATGCGTAGGATTACTGACTTGGATCGAATTACTACTGTTGACTACGATCCTATGTTCCCTTGTCATACTGCTTGGGACTTGGGTTTTAATGACTCCACTTCAATATGGTGGTTTCAGGTGGTTTATGGGGAGATACGGGTTCTAGATCACCACTCATCTAACGGACAGGCTGTGCCATTCTATACAGGACTGCTTGCACAAAAAGAAGATGAGTTCGGGTACAAGTATGGCTATCATTACCTGCCGCATGACGCTAGAGCTAAGACTATGGCATCGGGTGGTAAAAGCATAATTGAACAATTTGCGACAAAAATCGACATAAAACACCTAAAAATCGTTCCAAACCTGTCAATTCAGGATGGAATACAGGCAACAAGGCTTGCATTAACTCGCACTTGGTTTGATAATAGATGTGAAGAAGGTATCGAATGTTTACGTCAGTATCAACGGGAATGGAATGATGATAAGAAGTGTTTTAATGACCGCCCAAAACATGATTTCACAAGTCACTCTGCCGATGCGTTCCGTTATCTCAGTATTGTATGGAAAGATGAGGACAGCCCTATCCTCAAAGACTCAAGAGTTAAGGGACTTCATGTCGGGCAAACTGATGTAACGCTCAACGAGATGTGGAAAGAAACACCAAAACAAACCTTTAGGAGAATCTAATGTCAGCCGTAGCCCTACCTTATGCAGTCTATTATGAAACTGTTGCCGCATCACAAACTGCCCAAGTATTAGGCGTTACTGGTGCTAAAGGCGATATAGTTAGCAACCTTATTATTACTGTCAATGCCTTAACTACTGGCACAGTATCGCTACTGGATGGCGCAATATCCTACCCACTTACAACCGCTACTACCCCTGTTGGCTTATATATGCTGACACTTGATGCCCAGTCAGTAAGCGGAGCATGGAAGATTACTACTGGTGCTGGTGCTACCGTATTTGCTACAGGCAACTTTACTTAAGGAATTACTATGGAACACGAATACCAAGATTGGTATAACACTATTGGTCAGTACGAGCGCACCTTTAAAGAGTGGGAAGGTAGAGCCGACAAGATTGTTAAACGGTATCGTGATGACAGTCGTACTAGGAATAACCCTAATGCAAAATTTAATATTTTGTGGAGTAATGTACAGACTATTACCCCAGCTATCTTTGCTAGATTGCCTAGACCTGACGTAAGCCGCAGGTTCAGAGATAACGATCCAATAGGTAGAGTAGCTTCTATGATGCTTGAGAGAGCATTGGACTACGAAATCACCCACTACGGTGACTACAAATCCGCTATGAATCAATCAGTTAATGACCGTCTGTTAGGTGGGCGTGGTACTAGCTGGGTTCGTTATGAGCCGCATATTGTCGGTTCAAAAGCTGATGGTATGGATATGCCCGAAGATGGACTTGAAATTACTGAGGACATTGACGAAGCAGAAACCGAAGGCGGTATGTACCGTGAGGATCAGGAACGCATAGAATACGAGTGTGCTCCTGTTGACTATGTTCATTGGCGTGACTTTGGTTTGACTGTTGCCCGTACATGGGAAGAAGTCACCGCAGTATGGCGTAAAGTCTATCTAGGCAGACCTGCGCTTGTTGAACGCTTTGGTGAGGAATTAGGTGGTCGTATCCCATTGGATACAAAGCCTGAAACTTCTAAGTCTTTCAGCGAAAAGATGGGCGAAGGCGCAAAAGAAGCCTGTATCTATGAGATATGGGACAAGACTTCAGGTGAGGTCATTTGGCTATCTAAGTCTATGGGTGAAATCCTTGATACCCGTGCCGACCCACTAAAGCTAGAAAACTTTTGGCCATGCCCTAAACCTTTATTTTCTACATTGACTACGGATTCATTAGTTCCTATCCCTGACTTTGTGCTGTACCAAGACCAAGCAAGACAGTTAGACACGCTTGCTGATCGTATTGATGGATTCATTCAAGCCCTTAAGGTTCGGGGTGTATATGACGCATCTGAGCCAAGTCTTGCCCGTTTATTCTCTGAAGGCGAAAACAATTCATTGTTACCAGTCAAGAACTGGAACGCATTTGCTGAAAAACAGGGTATGCAAGGAGCTATTAACCTTGTAGACATCGCCCCTATTGCTAGTGCTTTAACCATGTCTTATCAGGCAATGGATCAAGTCAAGGGTCAAATCTATGAGATTATGGGTATCGCTGACATCCAGCGTGGGCAGACTGATCCTAATGAAACACTAGGCGCACAAGTCATTAAGTCTAACAATGCCGCAGGTCGTTTAAAGACTATGCAACACGCAGTAGTAGACTTTGCTACAGAACTTCTGTCTATCAAGGCACAGATTATATGTAATCACTTTACAGACGATACGATTGTCAAGATTTCAGGTGCAATGCAGTTATCTGACACGGATAAGCAGTACATCCAGCCAGCATTAGCCCTATTACGTGATGAGTCAGCTAAGAACTTCCGTATCGAAGTAACTTCAGACTCGATGATCTTCCAAGACGAGATGCAAGAAAAGCAAGATCGTATGGAGTTCTTAAGTGCAATCGGTGGCTTTATGCAACAAGTTATCCCAGCGGCACAAGCTGTCCCTGAAATGACTCCAATGCTGATGGAGATGGTTAAATTCGCTGTTACTGCGTTCAAGGCTGGTAAAGGTCTTGAGGGAATCATTGACGAAACTGCTGATAAGTTCCGTGAACAGGCTAAGGCACAAGAAGGTCAACCTAAACCACCTACACCTGAACAACAGAAACTTCAGGGTCAGATGCAACTTGAACAAGCTAAATTACAGGCATCACAGCAACAAGCTCAACAGACTATGCAACTTGAGCAACAGAAGATGCAGATGCAGATGGAACTTGAGAAGGCTAAACAAGAGTATCAAGCCCAAGAGAATCAGCTTAAATTCCAACTGGAAGATCAGCGTAACCGTCAGCAAGCCGAAATGGATATGAGGGTAGCACAGATGAAGATGAACACCGAGCGCAATACTCAAGTCTTGTTAGCCCACATTAATAACGGTGCTAAGATCGAAGTCGCTAGAATTGGTGCGGCAGAAGATGACGGAGCGCAAGCCTATTTATCTGAAGAAGCTATGGCACAATCTATGGAACACCCACTTAAACCTATTGCAGACGCCATTAGTCAGAGCAATCAACAGATGACTTTAGCATTAGGTGACTTAGTGAATACAATAAACGAAAACCACAATAGACCTAAACAAGTCGTGCGGGGACAAGACGGTAAGATAATCGGAGTTCAATAACATGGCTATTACAGTCAAGCATAAGTTCGTTAGTGCCATTCCTGACGCTGGCGATCCAACGATTGTCCAGCCATCTAATTGGAACGATGACCACCAACTAACGGGGACTATACCTGTAACCAATGGTGGAACGGGCGCATCTACGGCCAATGATGGATTTAATGCCCTTGCTCCTAGTCAAACAGGCAATAGTGGCAAATACTTAACTACGGATGGTACTAATTCTTCTTGGGCTACAAACCCATTAGGAACTGTTACTAGCGTAGCGGCAACTGCTGGAACTGGAATAGCTGTAACTGGCAGTCCGATTACAACTAGCGGTACTTTAAACATTACTAATACTGCTCCTGATCAAACGGTCGTATTAAATGCGGGTACTGGAATATCTACTAGCGGTACATACCCTAACTTTACAATTACCAATACAAGCCCATCAAGCGGTGGAACTGTTACTTCTGTTGCATCGGGTACAGGTTTAACTGGCGGCCCTATTACTACAACGGGTACTCTGTTTATTGCTAATACTGGCGTAACTGCTGGAACTTATGGATCAGCGGCAGTTATTCCTGTTATTGCTGTTAATAGTCAAGGTCAGATTACCAGTATCAGTACACAGCCTACAAATGCACCTGCTTATCAAGGCACATGGAACGCAAGCACAAATAGTCCACTTTTAGTTTCTAGCGTTGGTACTGCGGGTTATTACTATGTTGTTTCTGTAGCGGGTAATACAACATTAAACGGTGTAAGCGGATGGGCAGTAGGCGATTGGGCTATCTTTGAAAATGGCGTATGGCAAAAAATTGCTGGTTCTTCTAGCGAATCCTTTACTAACTTAACCACTACAAATCTAGCGGTAACTGGTCTTACTGGTTATATGTATGCCAATAATACTGGCGGCAATGTCACAGCATCTACGACCATTCCTAATACTGCAATTAGCGGTCTTGGCACAATGTCAACTCAAAATGCCAATGCCGTAGCTATTACAGGCGGTACTATAAATGGCACAAGTATAGGGGCAACCACAGCATCATCAGGCGCATTTACTTATTTATCCACAAGCGGATCTACAAGTACAACGCCTAGCTTAAGTTTTAATGCTTCAAATAGCCCTATTGCTTCAGGCGCATCGATTTCAAATAGCTATCTACAGTTTGTATTGCAGAACAAATCGGGAACGGCTAGCGCATCTACAAACTATGTATTGAGCAATGATTTAGGCACAGATTCCACCTATTACGGTGAATTTGGCATGAATTCATCCGTGTATTCAAGCGGAACACCTACTGACTTCTTTAGCTTAAACAATGGTGTTTATTTTTCAGGTCACGATGGCGATGTCACAGTCGGTTCAGGTAACGGATATAAGACCTATTTTGCTTGGGGAACAAGCGGTCAATCTGCCCATGTAATCAATGCTACTGGTGCTATTGGCTTGAATACAAGTATAACAGGTAGTACAAACTTTGGTACAAGTGGTCAAGTATTAACTTCTGCTGGTAGCGGATCAACCCCTACTTGGACAACTCCAACCACAGGCACAGTCACTAGCGTTACAGGCACAAGCCCTGTAGTTTCTAGTGGTGGCACAACCCCTGCTATTTCGATGCCAGCCGCTACGACTTCTGTAAGCGGTTATCTGACTTCTACGGATTGGAATACCTTTAATGGCAAACAAGCCGCAGGTACTTATGTTAATTCTGTAAGTGGAACTACTGGTCGTATAACCAGTACAGGCGGTGTAACTCCTGTTATTGACCTTGCAAGTGGCGTAGCAACTGCTGGAACAACTGGTTCATCTACCTTAATTCCTGTAGTCACAATCGATACCTATGGGCGTGTAACAAGCATTACTACTGCATCTAATCCACAGGGAACGGTTACTTCTGTAACTGGTACTGCTCCTGTTGTATCTTCAGGTGGTGCAACCCCAGCTATTAGCATGGCGGCCGCAAATACTACAACCAATGGATATTTAACTAGCACCGACTGGAATACATTTAACGGTAAAGGTTCAGGCACGGTTACTAGCGTTGGCGGTACAGGAACAGTCAATGGTTTAACTTTAACTGGCACAGTCACATCGTCAGGCAACCTTACATTAGGTGGCACATTAGACCTTTCTAGCCCACCTGCTATTGGTGGAACTGCGGCTAATCTAATTACTGGAACAACAATTACTGCTACTAAATTTGTAGGGGTATCAGGCGGCACATTCTAATGTTTTCAACGGCTTTTCAGGCTAATGCGTTTCAGAACAATGCCTTTCAGGTATATGTTGCGCCATCTACAAGTCATGTAGGTGGTGATGACGCTTGGTATACATCCGAAGAATTACGCAGAATACAAAAGATACAACAAAAGATTGAGGCAAGACAACGATTACTAGAGAAAGCCATAAAGGATGCTAACGCAAGCCGTAAGCAAGCTATTCGTGATCTAGTATCACCTGTTGCAAAAGTTAAACAATCTAAAGTACAATTAAAACAAGAGGTTAAAGCTGATATACCGTTAGCTGAAACAGAAGATTTACAACGGTCTATAAGCTACCTTGAAGCACAACGGGAAAACATCCTTGCGGCAGTAGCTTACAGAGAAGAATTTGCTAGATTACAGACAAATTTACGGATACTGGAAGCCAAACGCCTAGAGGAACTAGACGATGAGGAATCCGTATTACTACTCTTACACTAAATCCGCATACGGAATATAAAAAGGCTTACGAACACCTACACGCTGGCAGATTAGAAGCTGGATTTAGGTTATTTGAGTATCGTTGGCATCCTGAAGTAATGGCTAATCAACTTGAAGGCTATGCTAAACCCCTAAAAATGCCTGTTTGGCGTGGTGAAAGCCTATTAGGTAAGACTATTACCATTGTTGCAGAACAAGGTTTTGGCGATATTATCCAGTATGCACGATTCTTACCATTTTTAAAGGTAATGGGTGCTAAGAAAGTCGT